CTTATAAGAGCTGCAATCAAAGACGCATGTACCTTTGGCTCAGGAGTTATTAAAGCCGGAATGGTAAAGATAGAACGTAAAAAGAACTGGGTGCAAGGTCTGGGAGAATGGGAGTTGGTTCAGGAAGACCATATCATCCCCGGAATGTCTCAGCCCTCACCGTTTGATGTTTACTTTGACATAAACGCTAACAGTGCAGACAATTCTATCGGCACATACGAAAGGCATATTTTAAATAAAGAAGAAACGAGAGACCTTAAAAATTCAGTTGGGTTCAGAGAAGAAGTTATCGACGAATTAATAAGGGATTATCCCGGCGGAAACCACAATAGAGAGCATCATGAAATAGAAAGGCAGAGCCTTGGAAACATTATGCATTTTGACAATAGCGGCTATTACGAAGTCCTTGAATACTGGGGCTACTTAGACGGGCAAGACCTCAGAGATGCAGGATTTGATATTGCCGAAGACGAGTTAAAGCGGGGATACCAAGCCAATGTCTGGATATCCGGGCATAAAGTAATAAAGATACTCATAGACGAAAGCATTAACAAGGGCAAGAAATACTTCGTATTCCCATATGAACAGGTTTCTAACCAGTTGTGGGGTGTTGGGGTGCCAGAGATAATGATGGACTCACAGGACGTCCTTAACGCTGCCTTCCGTCGCCTCTTAGATGACGTTGCAATGACTGGTAACCAGTTAGAGATAAACGTTGACAGGCTTGATGACAGGTCTGTTAATAATGCTAACAAAATAAAGCCGTGGAAGATATGGTATAGGAGCGGTGGGGATGAAGCATATAATGCAATAACAGTACATAAGGTACCAAGTATTGGGAATGACCTCATACAGATCATAACAATGGTAAGGAATTTTATTGACGACGAAACAAGTCTTCCGTCTTTGATATCAGGCAGCCCGACTCAAGAAAGCACGCCGGGTTCGGAAACAGCAAGTGGTATGTCTATGTTAATGGGAGCGGCTCAGGTAGTTATTAAATCCGTAGTGAAAAACATTGATGATTTCTTAGTAAGGCCATTGATTAAAACGTATTACAGCTTTAATATGGAGTGGAGCGAAGACGATAAAATCAAAGGTGATATGAAAATCAACGCTTTGGGTTCGAACATATTAGTAGCGAGGGAAATACAAAGCAGGAACATGACGGAGTTTTTAACCATAACCGCAAACGAATTTGATATGCCACTTATAAAACGTCCGAGTATACTTCGTAAGATAGCCAAGAATATGGGCTTAGACGAAGAAGACGTTAAGACAGACAGGGAAATAAGGAGAGAGCTAAACACGCCAGACCCGCAGGAGGAAAGAATGAAAGAGCTGGCAATAGAAAAAGCAGAACTTGAAAACTCAGAACTAAGAGCCAAAGTAGATGTTTTGAATAGCGAAGAAAGTAAAAATAATTCCAAGATAGAATACGACAAAGAGTTCCTCCGTCAGAGAAGGATAGCACTGTCAGAAGACATCAAAGAAACACGTAAGGTTAATCGTGAGAAGCATGAAGTAAACATGGCAAACGCAAAGAAGAAAAAATCAGAGGAAGGAGGAAGTAAGGCAGTCAAGGCAAAACCAGTTAAAATTTTAAATAAATAGGAGCGAAAGATGGGCAAACATCTTGAAGAAGAAGAAGCAAGGGCGGTTCTCATGTTGAGCACTGACCCGAATTGGCAAATTTACAAAGCGTATATTCAGAGGAAGTATATAATAGCCCGGAACAACTGCGAGACGACAAATAGCGATCACAGGTTCTTTCAGGGCGGTGCTTTAGAACTCAAGGAAATGGCAACTATTGAGACAAAAGCGGCAAACATTTTAGGCGGAGTTTAAAGGAGAGGGTATAAATGGCAAAAAAAACCGAAGAAGTAATTCCTATGGTTGACACAATAAACAAGGACATAGCTGATTTTGCAAAGGCAGAAGACGACGCCGCAAATAAGATATTTTATGAAAGCCAAGGCTTGCAAGAAGATGGCAAAACCCCAATTGGAGAGGAACCTCCTAAAGAGGAACCTAAGAAAGAAGGGCTTCCTAAAGAGGAACCTAAAAAAGAGGAACCTCCTAAAGAGGAACCCAAGAAAGAAGACCCTCCTAAAGAGGACGAAGACTTAACAAAAGACCTCACGGTTGAAAATGCGACCAAGAGGATAAGTGCGGCTCAGAACAAAATGCACACCAGTAATAAAAGTGCTAAAGATGCCGTAGATGAACTGAGTCGTCTGCAGAAGGAAAACGAAGGCCTTAAGCTGTTGGTAGACCAGAAGGTAACAGAAGAACCAAAGGCAGCCAAGAAAGAAGAACAGGGGGCGGAAGTAGTTCCCCAGACAGATACGGAGATGGACGCTGACCTTGAGAATTTAAGGAAAGAATATCCTGAAATTGCCGAGCCGATGATAAAGATGATGCAGAAGCAAAATGCTCAGAATGTCGAATTACAAAACAGGCTCAGTAAACAGGAGGAAAGAGAAACCAAAAGAGAAGAAGAAGCAAAGGTAAACAAAGAAAACTCGCATTACAACGCCATTGAAGACGTTCATCCGGATTTTAATGAAATATCCCAAGAGCCATTATTGGATGAATGGATTTCCGGACTTGACCCAGTGGAGAGAGTTGGGGCAGAATCTATTAGAAGTAATGGCAAAACAAAAGATGTGATATCGTTATTAACAAAATTTAAAAAGGCTAATGGCTACAAGCTTCCCGGTGATGGTAAGCAGGATGCAAAAACAACACCCGCCGACTCGAAACTTGCGAAAGCCAAGAAGCTACAAACCCCTCAGTTTCATAAGTCTAAGGAGTTAAACACAGACGACAATCCTGTGATGTTCACACAGGAACAGATGCACAAATGGACTGAGAAGGAATGGGCTGAAAACGAAGAAGCTGTAAATGAAGCAATGCGGAATAGACAAGTCCGCTAAGTAGTAGCAGTATGATTTAGAGATACGAGGCCGTGAACACCTTGCTTAGGCAAGCCATGATTCCCGAATTGATCTAAAGCGAAAATTAATATATTTTTCTAACTTAGGATTAAGGAGGGCTTAGTTATGCCTAGAAATGTTCCAGTAGCAGTCGGATATAATAACTTGCCTAATGGTTATTTTATACCGGAAGTTTGGAGTAGAAAGCTCCAAGCTAAATTTTATGCGACCACAGTATTTGGCGCAATAAGCAACAACGATTGGGAGGGTGAAATCCAAGGACAGGGTTCCAAGGTTATCATCCGCAAAAGGCCTACCATCGTGGTAAGTGATTATCAGGTTGGTGGAACTATTAACTATCAGGACTTAACAGACGAAAAGCTGGAACTCTTGATAGACAAAGCGAAAGTTTACGCTTTTAAACTCGACGATATTGATAAGGCTCAAACCGATATCAATGTTATCGATGAAACTACTTTGGATGCTGCAGAGCAGACCAAAATAACAATCGACATAGATGTGCTTGCGAATATCTACACAGATGCAACAAGCTCTTTAGCCTCTACAGTAGTCACAAAGACTAATGTATTGGAATGGATTGTCGATGCAGGTACAGAGCTTGACCAGCTTAATATTCCTGTCGAAGGCAGATGGTTAGTCATCACGCCTTGGATTGCAGGGATGATTAAGAAGGGTGACTTGAAAGACGCATCCCTTTCAGGCGACTTGACTTCGGTTATCAGAAATGGTAGACTTGGTATGATAGATAGATTCATGATCTATGTATCTAACAACATAGCACTTACTGGTGTTGCTGCAACTGGTACTTTCCATTGTCTGGCAGGTACGAGAGATTTTGTCTGTTTCGCTTCTCAGTTCGTTAAGACTGAAACAATCAGACTGCAGGATACATTCGGTGACGCTATCCGTGGATTGAACGTGTATGGTTACAAGGTAACACACGAAGATTCAGGTGTTTATATGCCAGCGAAGAAAGCGTAAGCTTGACTTATTTTATTACTTAAGATATAATCTATGTCCTGCCTCCACTAAAAAGCTTGGGGGCAGGGCAGTATTTCTAACAGGAGGTTTAATAATGGCTAATATAGATTTAACCCTTGGTGGTACAACTGGTATCTCTGAGACTGCGGCCAGAAAGCAGTATGTGTTTAAAAACACAATCGACTTTGGCATTTCTGGAAACGAGTTGGTTGCTACGGATATAGGGCGTATGCTTAATATTCCGGCAGGTTTCTTCATGCACACTTTCGGAGTCCGTCTGGACTTGGTTCAGGGCGCGACTGCAACTTGTGTCTTCGGTGATGGTTCTGCCGCAAATGGGTGGGTAGCTACGTCTTACGACCTTGACGGTACAGCACTTGATACATCGTTTTGTTTACCGGGAGATACTTTCCCAGCTCTTGGCGGTAAGTTGTATCATGTAGCAGATACCATTGACATAGACCCCGGCCACGTAGTAGATACTGCAATAATCACAGTATTTGCGGCAGGATTTATGGTATAGAGTAAGTAGCAATAAAGAACTGTTCTTCTTAGCCAGTCTCGATAATATATGGGACTGGCTAAGTAACCTTAAGATTATGGAGATTTTGCATGTCTAATATAAACCTAACTCAAACCAACACAACTGGCGTTGTAGACGGTTCGACCGGAAGGGAAATTGTATTTATAAACACAATTGACTTTTCCGTAGAGGCCAATAACCTGATTTCTACTGATATTGGCCAGATGATTCTTCTTCCGGCTAAGTTCTGGATGACTACATTTGGTATCAGGCTTGACGTTGCTCAGGGTGCGACTTGTACTGCGGTATTTGGCGATGGAGCTGGCGCCAACGACTGGCTTGCAACTGCCGTTGACCTTAACGGTACACCCGGTGCTTTCTTCCAGTCTGGTAAGATTCAAGCAG